GCACAAGTCCCAGAACATTAGACAGACGACTCGCAGACAACGAAAAAGCACGCGAAGCATATAACGCCGGACGAGCAAAAGCTAAATTAAAAGTATCAGAAAAATTATTTGATTTAATTGAAAAAGGAGAACCCGCGGCTATATTCTTTTACCTAAAATGTCAAGCAGGATGGAGAGAGAAAGATAAAGCCGAAGAAAACAATAATAAAGCAGAAATTAAAATTTATTTACCAGAAAAAGAATAATTATTTCTTCTTCTTTTTTTTGGACTTAACACACTCACTATTTTTCATGCCGTCTGATATCTTCTTTTTCTGTTCGGCTGTTTTTTTCTTGCCAGTAGCACCTTTAGAAATAGCGGCGCGCTGCTTCTCTGACATCTTGCCTTTGTCCTGATTCTTCCCACAAGCCATAAATACCTACCAATAAATAATAGCCACTAATTAATCATACCAACCAGCAGGAGGATAACCTTCTTCTATGAATACCACTCAGCAGGAGGATAACCTTCTTCTATAATATAACTAGATGATAAAATAACACCGCCGCCGTGAGTGTCAGAATTAACAAAAGAGTTAGTACAAAAATTATAACCTAAATAATATTGTTGGCCATAAGCACGAGTAACAACTCGGCCAGATGGACTAACAGAAATAGATTGAATTGGAGCATACACATAAGCAGTATTAGTTAAAGTGATAATCAAATCGGTATAACTCTGACGAATAACAGTATTAAAAGAAATTTTTAATCTAGTACAAGGCGGAAAATCTCCATAATTGGGAAGATCACCAACCTCACCGCAAAAAGCCCCCGGCGGACAAACGAAACAATCATCATTTCTATCTTTATTATAATTAGCTAAAGTATTTTCTATAAAATCAACTTTCTCTTTAATTAAAACAGCAATAATGTGTTTGCAAGGATAAAATAAACCCGCCCTTGAAAATGTCCAATCCCTTCCGTAATCTTCAGTGGCAGTAGCATCAGGACAACTACATTTAATTTCTCTAGGCTGAACTCTATCTTTCCCAGGGTAACAAATCTTGCCAAAATCAGAAGTGTCAGGAGGGAACTTCTTAGCCTCAACAATCCAACCTTGAGATCGACTGCGAAGAGTGCGACTTAAAATAGGCAAAACACGCCATTTTTTATCACCAATACGCACAACAGTATGATCAGAAATTCCCTTCTCAATTCTGCGAGGATAAGAATAATACAAATTTCTGGCGTGTTGACTATATCTAGACATAGTAAACTAAATCAACTCCTCAACATCACTAACTAAAATAGCCCCATACCCTGCTAACTCAGCAGGGCTTACTAATATTTGTGCTTGATAATTAGGGTCTAGTTGAGTCCTTTGAAGTAATACTAAAATTGCATCATAACTTTCTTGACTTAATTTTCCACCACGTTTTAAAGTAGTTAAATTTCCAACAATCCAATCAAGTCTATTCTGATTAATTGCGTCTAGAATTTTATTATAAACTGGACTCTCAGCTATAGCTAAGACTTCCGCATCTGTGACTACTGCTGAAACTTCTTCTAAGGTAGTTGTCACAGATACTTGTCCTATTGGCACTGGATTATCTACTAATACTTTATCGTTGAGGTATGAAGTTAATTCCCTGGGAGATAGTTCAGGGAATTGTGCAATTTGAGAAAGCAGCCATTCTTGTTTTGTCATGGTTATGCAATTGCTGTATTGTAGGTATTAATAAGCGTAGTTATACGAGTATCCAGTAAGGCGAGGTTTAGGGATTCACCAATAGAGTAGAAAGCTAGGCGGGAGTCATCAAAGGCACTTACTATACCACCGTCGTTGCTCTGATTCCCATCGCTACTAGCAAAGACAAATAAAGTCGGTGTTGAGGGCGCAGTCGATACTTGAGACGCAGTAACAGTTGAATTACTATTTCGTATGCTAATTGTACCCGAGTTAGCTCGGGACGTACCAATTAAACCATCTGCTCTATTTGCTGTATGCGCTACAGGTGCATTTGTCGATTGGCAGCGAACAGTTAGCAACCCTGAGTTAATAGACGTAGATGCAAACAATGCTTTTTCGTTGAAGCCGTTTATTTGCCTGCCTAGCGGTACTTTTACCGCTGCCGTAGTTGCACCAAAAGCTGTGCCATAGACACTTATGTGACAACTGTCCTGTGGGTCAGCATTGTTGTTCCGGTTGCTGTCCAGATATTTAGTAGTTCCGTCCCCAACCAACCCTGTCTTACGGTTGTAATCCCCGCTAACAAAATTAAAATTAGTTGGTGCAGTACCAGCAAGCGGAACTAAAGCACCAGCCAGCGTTCTAGCCCCTGCCAATATACATGATGCTTTAATTGCACTCCAGATGCCATCAGCTTTACAACCCACTACAAAGTTATTGATAGCTATTTTGACACCTTCTTCAAGTGGCGCACCATCAGTAGCTTCTACCGCAGTTATGTAGGTTTGTGCATCAGTGTCAAATCTCTTGCTCAATACCACCATTCTAGTAGAAGTCCTCATGGTGCAAAACTCCTAACTCTAATTGTAAAACTTTCACTATTTGCAGCCGGAGTAAATGCACCACTTGTCACCACATATCCAAACAAAGAAGTGCCAGTTAGTTTATAAAGTTGGTTTAGGTTTCTCACCTCAGCAACTACACTACCACCACCACCTTGAGCTAATGATGCAGATAAAGCTATACCTCTGGGATTGAGAATACTTGCTCTATCTCCAGAAGATATAGAAAATGGTAGATTATCAGCTATAGCTGATGGTGGGGTAACACCGTATAAATACAAGGTAAAGGTACTCATACCTGCTGGTACTGCTGTGATATTGAAAATAATATCTAAGCTTTCAATAAATATAAACCCACCACTAGCACCAATATTCTGAAGTTCAAATACACCACCATACACATCGTTAGCTGTATAGGCTGTAGTGTTAGCAAGTCTTGTTACAGCGGAAGAACTAACATAAGCTAGTCCTGCTAATACTGCAATAGAACCATCAGAATTAACTAAAATTCTTTTTTCAACACCATCTGAAGTAACGCCAGAAATAACATCATAATTAAAAACTTGCTGCATATTAATTAATAAGTAAAATTACTAACTCCAGTTTTAAACCCCGTCAAACAATTATAAGCCCCAGTGACAGCATCAACAATATCATCGTGATCACCGTCAGGAAAATTAACTAACTCATTAATAAATACTTGATTCCACTCACCATAACAAAGCTGAATAGTTCCAGACTCAAAACCAGCACTTAACGGCATAGCGCGGCTAACTTTATCCCTTAACTCAGTAACTCCCCTTGAATCAAACCCAGCTAACAAAGATTGTAAATTTGCAGAGTCACGAACACCCGACGCGCCGGGTTCAGTTTGCCATCTAACTTGACATCTGTTACCGTCAGCCGTAGCAGTATTCACAACTAACTGATTGGCTTGAACTGGTGGAAGTCTCAAACGAACCATATCAAGAACAAAATAGCGATCGCTCCTTTTGAAAAGTAATACCCCTACCGTAAAATCAGAGCGCCTAGCAGTTGACAGAGAAGCAGCAAAATCCCAGAATCTAACTAACTTGTCGCCATGCTGATAACTAACTAACTGCGCTCTCTGAAACCATTGCTCCTGAAAAACCTTACCCGCCTCAGCCTTGCTATTCCAATTACCCCCACGGCCACGAATGCCCAAATATCGCTCACGATCTACAAGACTTTGAGTCATTAAACTGCTAAGGTATGCAGGGTCAGCCTTTAACAATGCAGGATTATCCCAAATATCAGCAGAAATATAAACAACAGATACCGGAGGCTGGCCGTTAGCATCCCTCCAATCAGCATCTACCCAAGTAATCTGACTATTCTCAACAGTAAAGTAAAATGTCTTCCCATTCAAATCCAAATCTACATAACCATCTTTAGCAATCCAGGGGCTAACAAACTCCCTTAACCAACTATTAGCATCAGGATTCATTGTGGCCATAAGTTGAGTCGGACACCCCGAAGTCGTTCTCATACACCCCAATATTTTTAAAAAATGCTCCTGGGTAAATTCTTCTAACTGGTCAAAACCAAAAAAAGCAGACTCTGTACCCTGCCAATCCTGCCAACTTGTAGGATTCTGTAAATGCCCAAATTGTACCGATGCCCCAGAAGGAAATATCCACTTTAATTCTGAAACTCTAGGATATCCCCCCATTGCAGAATAAAGCTGATAACTTTTATCCCACATTCCCCCCGGCTTTTTGACTTGCGGTAGCGATCGCCTAAAAATTACAGCATGATAATCTGGATTGTCCAGATAGTAACAAGGTGCAACTCTCAAAGCAAAAGATTTACCGCCACCCTTAGCACCGCCAAGAAGCACTACTTTGGCTGTAGATTGCAAAGCCTTTACTTGTGGACCAGGATTAGGTTTTATTTCTATCACTATCATCTACTAATACCAGCAAAATTAATTATCATTGGTTTACACGAAAAACAACAACAATTCAAGCGGTAACAATGTTTAAAAATTTGTCATAAGAAAACCGAGCGGCTAGACTCGGTTAAGGGAGATGGGTTTATTGTTATAAAAGTTCTGTATATTATCTTTATATATAATATACCATTTTAATAATTTTGTCAAATTTTACCATAAAGAAAGCAGGGATTTAACCCCTGCTTGTGGTGTTGTGTAGTTTATCTTGCAATACTATATTTTATCACATTTTCTTACTTAATGCTCCCCCTAAACTAAGTGAAATATAATTGGCAAACAAGAAACAAAAATTACCAGATAGAGATATAGCTAGAGCTAATGGCCAATTCTTGGTTTTGTGGTAATTGCTAATTATGTCAATCCATAAAGATGATGTAATTCCTACAACCAAAAACACAATTAATAAAGAAATCCCGAAAAAACAAATAATTCTTTCTAAATCATCTGTTATCGATCCTATTTTGCGTCCTCCAGTTAACACAAAGTGCCATGAGCTAGGATTAGTCAGAACTGCACCAGTGGCACTGACCACGGAAGTGTTTACCAAGGCTAGAATGAATGGTAAAGATGGCGTAACTGATGCGGCGTTAGTCATTTTCGCAATCCATTCGGTAGACATAACAGCATCAATTATCGTCATTAATGCACCACCGCCAATTAGTGCAAACCAAATAATTCTTAGTGTTAAATTATTGAACCCCATTTATTTCTCTACTGTTAAATAACTGCTGGTAACACCGATTAAAAAACTAAGACAGAACGCGGGGCGTGTAATTTCTGGTTTGAATATTAGCAATATCAAAGACGCGATCGCTCCAAACAAAATTCCCCTAATTATCCCAGTAATAGTTTTACTGATCATATCCTCAATTGAATCATTTTTCTTGATGCCATTTATCATCATTGCTAAATCATCTAAATCATTTATGATATCGGTAATAGTCTTTTTAGACTGTATTTCTAAGCGAGCGATCGCTGTATTATCCGCCTTGACCAAACTAGTTGTTAGAGCCAATAAATTGCACTTTAAATGATAAATCGACTCTAGGCATTCAGTATTAGTAATGTCAGAATTGTTATTCATCTTACTTACCTACCTCGATAATGGTTTTTGTCAGTTGTCAGTTGTCAGTTGTCAATTGTCAGGTATATCCCGCAAGGGTTCGACACAATGAATTTTAAACTGGAAACTAGACTGTAGAGTTCTACAATCTCCGTATCCTTTAAACTTTAGTATTAAAAACAATTCCCTGACTTTCTGAGAATTATAATTTTTTAATGTACTAAAATCTTTTCTTAAAACTTCTCTAATTGATATCCAATTCTGTTTCTCAATGGCGAATTTCAGAATTGATTTCAGACCATCAGGTAAAATTTCTGAAATTAATAATTCATTGTTATCGCCTTGGGGAATTTCTTTAATTGGTGTACCAAAATTAATAATTTTATTATCCTGTTTCGGTAAATCAACTAACAGCCATTCGCTTGAAGAATCTAATTTAACTCTAGCTTTCCCGGTAGAGATAGGCTTAAATGATGATTTATTAATCTCAGCCAAACATTCAATCTGTAGCATCTTAGAAACTAAATTATGAAGTCCAGAAATACCAAACAAACACGATTGTGTATTATTATGAGCAACAATTAAAACTGGCATTTCTTGTTTTCTAGATTTAGTCAAAGCATACTTACCAAAATTGCTAAGAAATTCATGGTCTTTGATAAATGATGAGTAAGTAGTGGCCTCCTCTATCACTAAAGTAATTGCTTTACCTTGACTCCATAATTTTTCTCTCCATTGATTTTCTAGGATATTAGACTGAGAAAATTCTTTATATCTGGCGATTAATTCGCCATAATACCACCTCATCATCTTCTCAATTGATTCGTGATCATGGTAGGATTCCACACCCTGCCATTCACTACGATTAGAATCAGGGTCTAGTACAATAATTCTGTAACCTGTTGATGATTTTAGTTTTTGCTGGATTATGAACCTAGCAAGCCACGATTTACCACCTCCCTGATTGCCCCAAATTAATGCGGTTTGGTGAATCATGACCTGCCACCAGGAATCATTTAAAACATGATTTCCAGGAACGACTTTTTTTTAGTCTCAGGTTCTGCGGGTATTTCCACAATTTTTTCGTAATCATTTCTGATTTCTGATAATTCTACTAATTCAGGATGATTAGATAAATTATTCAGCGTGGCTAATCTACCTTTTTCACAAGACTTTAGAAAACCATAGATTAATAATCCCGATGGTGATAAAAGTATTATGCTTCCTAGAGCGATCGCTAAAAATAATTCCATGATTCAATCCTCCAGCGAAAGCGAATTTATTTCTTCATTAAATGCCTCAGTGTAGGCATAAATCGCTTTTTGAGCAGCGACTATTCCCATCATCCTAAATCTCTCCTTTGTTGCCTCTTCCAGTGCTTTTAATTTAATATTGTTGTTTGTTCTTAGATTTCCCACATTTATTAAATTGGCTTGTGTAAATTTGGATAAATCATATTTTTTGATTTCTGCTGAATCAATTACCTCCACTTCTACTATTTCTACAACGTCATCAGGAATAGCCAAGCTAACAATCTCACCCCCAGACTCAGATAAATTACTATCACTATCATTCTTGTGGCTTGACTGAATATCATTTATCCATTTCTGGTGATTTTCAGATGCAAATAAATCTTCAATAGCAGCCACACAAAACTGTGTGTATCTTTTTTGGTTAGATGCACCATAACTTAGTTCAGATTCTTCAAGCCAGTAGTAGGCTTGTTTCACTTTTTCGTAGTAACTCGTAATCGTCTTACGACTTACTCCCAGAAACTCAGCGATTTGACCAGAAGATAAATCCTCTTTAGGCAATCTGTTCATCGACTTCATGTAACCTTTTCGCTAACTATCCGCGAACTACTTGTGAACTACTCATGACCTTCCCGTAAACTTTCCCGCGAACCTCCCGTGAACCTCCCGCGAACTTCTTCTATATTAAAAAACTCCCATGAAATATGGGAGTGTCATTATGACTATATTCGTACCAAAAACGTCATTATGACTCTTGTGGTTTTGAATTAGTATTGATAATTTGGTGAATAGCTCCAAAGTGCAGCTTTACTGAATCACTGGGGTTAATGTACCGCTTAGATTCTGGTTTAGCCAAATACTTACCTAATGTTTCTTCTGGATATCCTGAAACACGCGCGGCAAATTTCTTCCCGTAAAGAGCTACAAATTCTTTAGGGCTCATTGGCATGATATTTATTTGAGATGAACGTATCATTATGAAACCTCCTACAAGGCAAATTTGTGGGGACGGTATCGCTCTGAATTGTTAGAAGCAATCCAGAGCTTTTTTTATCTAAGGAAATTATAATATAAATAGTTGTCAAAAGTTTCAAACTGTTCAAAAAACAAATCTAAAATAATGAAAACTAAAACCGCTCGTATCACCACAGTTACAACCGAGGAATTAGCTAAGAGAATTAAGGAATTAGCAGATAATCAACAACGAAGTGTTTCCCAGACGGTAGAAATTATCCTTATGGAAACCATAAAAAACTTTGATTCAACATTAAAATAATAATTACGTTTCTCGGTATTAATCATGGCTGCAATTAAAAACCCTGTAATTAACTTACAGGGTTTCATTTTGTGGTTAATCAATCGTGTCGTTGTTTCAATCCTCAATTACCTTAAATAGTAATTGTCACCTAATATGTTAAACAAGTGTTAAATTCTAGCCACGTTCCTAGGAGTGCCAATCTGACCGAAGTTGATCAACTTCTTTGATAAATCTGAATTTAAATATTTGAAATGCTGCGGTGGATGTATGCCAAAATCATTGATCATGACCCCGATTGGAATTGGTGTATTGAATAATCTAGGATTAAATATATTAATCCCCACTCCCTTTCTGTCGCCTGTGTATGCGGCTATCTCATCTTTGCTGATGCAAAGTGATTTGATTTCATCAGCCGACCACTCATCCTTATATCTTGTGATGATCTCTCCACACTCAACCATTCCAACTATTTCATGCCTCACTGATTGATAGATCATTATATGAGTAAACTCAGGATAAACCCTACCATCTAAAGTGGAGTATTTTTTAGGCGATCGCTTTCTCAGTTCCATGGTCTTCCTACCGCTGAAGACATTTTTGCAGTGCCGTGGTTTTAAACTAATCAGTAGTGTTTCCATTCTTCAATTCCGCTAATCTTCTAGCCTCTGACATAACTTCCCCAACATTAAGCCCGTCCCTTCTAAGCGTCAAAAATGTACCTTCTGGTAGTATTTTCAATTCCTCCAAAATTTCAGTACAAGTTTTAAACGTAAGATTATAGCTTATACAAAAATCAGCGATATCTGAAACGCCTACTTTTCCTCTTTCTTGTACTTCAAGCTGTAAATATAAACCAATTTTATCAATTGCCACAGTAAACAAAAGTTTAAATTCATATCCTTTAGCTTTTCTGAGGTGTTGAGTAAGCTCTAAATCTAAACCACTAATCATTAACATTTTGGAAACTCCAAATACTTTTTACCATCCAATGAATTACCTCCAGCCTTAGAAGTTTTCCCGCCAACTTGCTTAAAGAAAAACGCGACTTTTGATCTTCGGCATTGGTTACGAATATCTCTAACCCAATCAAGATTTATTGGTCGATGTTTTTGACCAGATTCACCACCGACAATAACCCAATCAATATTAGTTAAATCAAGATATAGTGAGCCTAGCAATGGTTCACAGGAAAGAAACCGCACATTTGCAGGAACTTGACGAAGTAAATCAATACGAGAAATATAATCTTGACTTTCTACTGATACACCTAACCAGATATTTTTATGAAATTCTAGATGTGGTGCTAATTCAACTAATCTTTCCGGTCTTTTTGTTAATATTTGATATATGTGCTGCGGGGTTTTCTTTATTGTCTGAAACACTGACTGAATAAAGTCTAAAGGTACTTCTTCATGAAAAAGATCACTCATTGAATTAACAAAGATTTTAGATGGCTTTTTCCACGATAAAGGTTGTTCTACCCTTTCTGGATATAAAGTTAAATCAAATCCATTTGGGAAACGAAACCGTTTAGTAATGGTTTCTGCGTAGCAATGTATGCAGCCTGGACTAACCTTAGTACATCCGGTTACAGGATTCCAAGATTTATCTGTCCATTCAATTGATGTATTTGTATTTGCCATGATTTGCCTCTTGGTTACAGTATTTGAATAAATCCATAGTTAATCCTCAAATTGTAAAAGTTTGATACTTACATTTTTTACTTTAACTGATTTGTTGTTAAGTTTTTGAATACTAATCATTGATTTCTTGCAATCAAACCCGACAACAATATATTTTTCACTATCATAAGTGCAAATAGAATCTACACCTATTGATTTTCTAAAAGCAGGTTTAGATTCTAGCCTCTGAATTTCCGTTGCTGTGGGTTGGCAACAATCAAATGGAGACAAGCTAGAAACGCCGTGTTCATTTTCACCCATTACATAGCCATCTTTATATCCCACAACTTTGTGAAAAGACGGTGGCAGAAAGTCTATTAACAATAAGTCTTTAATCCATGTTCCTAGAGGATATTGATCCTCAAGTGATAAGTGTGATGATACGTGGGGTTTTACTAGGTTCAAAATTCAACTTCTCCAATAGCTACAATTTGTTGATGGAATTACTAGCTTGACGCTAAAGACTCAAACAGATTCAATGCTGTAGTCTAGTCTGTATTTTTTCATGGCAAATTTTTTAATTCATAAATTCATTATAAATTAAACGTTTTAAACTTATTCAAATTTATTCAACAAAAACGTCATTATGACGCTATATCGCTACAATTAGTTTTTAACTCTCTAAGTAATCCCTTAATAAAAATGAATAAATCACATTTAGCAGCACCAATCAGACAAAGAATGTCATGTTTATCAAGAAAAATGTTAAACATGGGTTTATTGAAAAAATCAGAAACTCATTTAGATTATGGGTGTGGATACGGAAAAGACGTAGAAGAGCTTATTAAATTAGGTTATCAATCAACAGGATATGACCCCTACTATTTCCCCCAATATCCAAAAAAAGCAGATATTGTAACTCTAGGATATGTATTAAATGTAATTGATAATTTTCAAGAAAGACGAGAAACGCTAATTAAAGCATGGGAGTTAACTAATAAACATTTAATAATTTCTACAAATATTAAAGGTGGGAAAGGATGTTTAAATGAAAAGACAACAATAGAAACATTCAGAAAAAGCTTTACCAGCATTGAATTAAAAGGTTTTGTTGAATCATCATTAGGATATGAACTAATCAGAATTGACAAAGATAAATTTATAATTTCCAAGGATGGATTTAAATATGATTCACCCATGAATTATGATCAAGTTATTGATAAAATCGAACAAATAAAATTAGAAGGTTGGATACCACCAAATTTAGCAGTTATCAAAGGATACTGTACAGATTTTAAACCTAGATATATTGGAAAAATAGATACTACTGATAATCCCGATTTTCCCGGTAGGATTAGGCATTATAGAATATATTCAAAAACTGGAGGATTACCAGGAAAAAATGGATATGATATAAAATGTTTGCATATTCCTGGGGGAAAGCAAGGTGAAGCAATGCAGGAAGCGATCACAGCATTTAAAAGAAGAAACTTGATAAATAAAATAAAATTTCATTGCATAGAACAAATATTTTTAAATGAATTTGCAGGATTTAAAAAGTTTGATTTCTTGAAAGATATAGTGACATTTTATGAATAAAGAAGATATTTCACTGCTCGCTAACGCTCGCGCCGGAAGTTATACAAAATTGATCTGTTACCCCACCTGCCCCTATCGGTTATCGCTGGGGGCAGGTTTTTTTATTCCCCGTGTTTAGACATTTTTCCTGAGACTATTATGAAGAATAACAATGACAGGAAAAAAGCCAAAACACTAAAAATAAAAAAACCTGCTGATCCCCCAAAACCCTATCCCCTAATCCCCTGTCCCTTGGGGATAATTGTTAACAGCATAAAGAATGTTTTTTGTAAATAGTTAATTATAAAGAAATTATTAATAATAAGAATTAGTTAAATATTTATGTTATAATATAAGTAGTAATTTAGGTGGTGTTTATGTTAGTTAGAAAAGGTTTTGTAGATAAAGATAAAATTTGGAATTTTGTTAAGAATTTAGAAAATAAATTAAATAAAGAAAAATGGAATGGAAAGGATAATAGTAGTGGGAGAAAGTGTTTATGGTTTGGAGTAGGTGTAGAATTAGGATTTAATTGTAGTATTTTTAAAGGTGAAGAAATTAATGATGGGCTAAGAAAAAAATGTAATGAATTGTGGGATGGTGAGGATTGGAATAGTATTTTGGTTTATAAGTATGATAAGGGTATTGAGTTAAAAGATCATATTGATAGAGATATTTTTGATAATAAGGTGGTGGTTGTGAATATTAGTGTTGATAGTTTATTAGGTGGAGATGTTGAATTTAATTATGGTGGAAAAATTGAAAAGTTAAGTAATGGTGAAGTAATTGAATTTGATAATAAAATTTTACATGGAATTAGAAAAGTAAGTAATGAAAGATGGAGTTTGAGTATTAGAAAAATAATTGTGTAGTATATGTAGTATCCAAATATTTATTATTTGGATATACTTGCTTTGCCCACCCCCTGCCAAGGGGGTTCTTTGTCGGGGTTTGTCGGGGTTCGGTTGTCGGCGGC